TAGATAATGTATCTTTACAGTCTGAACGAACAGGAGTAACATAAGTTTTATCCAGTAAAAATGAATTTGGATCATTATTCAAAGAAAATGATAAATCCATAATAAGTATGCAAGGATTTGGCATTTTTTCATTATATAACCAATTTGAATAATTCGACCATTCATTTCTTAAACATACATCACTTCTTTGAAAAAACCACATCCAAGAGACTGTTAAACCATTTGCATCCACATTTTCTTTCTGAACACCTTGGATTAAAGGAATAGTTTTTTCATAAACTCTTTTAATAAGATAAGATTGTTGAAATCCTGCAATTCTTCGGTTTTCTTCTTGAGTTAGAAATGCATATGTTGACATTAAATACGGTGGTCTAGGCATTGGTCGGTTATATATACCACCCTGTGATTGACCAGAAGATGACATAGTTACATTATGAAATTGATTACCACCAATATTTGGAGCAGCATAATTAGCTTGATTATTAATTTTTAACTGTAATTGAGTTTGAATTTTAATATCATTAAATGTAGTATTATTGTCCCAATAATAATTATAAGAAAAATCTCCAATAGCAAATGATCCTTGGGGAGGAAAATTAGTAAAGTAAAATAATTTATATCTTTCATCATTAAAATTTGGACTTATATCAGGTGGATTATAATATTTAAATATATCATTCTTATTATTAGGCAATTGGGTATTTGCACAAATATCTTGAACCCAATTTTCAAAATAATCTAAATCTTTAACTCTCATTATGTCACATAAAGGTCTACATTCTACATGAATTTCTAATTTTGAATATTGCAAGGCTATTAAAGGAAAACTTAAATGACTAGAAAAGTCTTCCCATAAATTTAAAGGAACAAATATTGTTCTACCTCTAATTGATGGATCTAATCCATCTGGAGTTAATTGATTTGTTCCAGATAAATCAGCCTGTGTTAATCCACCCCAGGAAACTGAAGGGTAATTACCATTATTATTAGCAAAATTTGCTGGATCAGTTAATTCTGTTACATTTCCTATCATTTCATTAAATAATTCTTTTTTATCATTACTTAAATCTCTTTGAGCCTTACAATAAATATATTGTCCAGAATATTCTTGGATTGTTCTACCATCAATTTTATATGAAACTTTACGAATTAATTGAGCTCCCAAATTTTCAATATATTTAAATTCATATGGTTGGCAATAAGTTAATCCAGAAAGAGTTGGAAATGGTTTACCATTCTTATAAGGTACAGGAATTGTATATAAAGGACTATATATATCAGGTAAATCAAAAGTTAAAACAGTATCCATTAATATATCTCCATTATTGGGAATTACAAATTCAAATTTAGAATCATAAAATAAAGAAAGTTCTGTTCTATTTTTAACTTCAATATTAAATCTTTGTAATCCAAAATTTGTATATTTAGCATAAGTAGTTTTAAAAAAAGTTTTTGATGGATTACTATTTAAAATTTTATTATTCTCTCCAGTTGCAACTAAATTTAATAGACCACCACCCATTTAATTATATATGATATTATATTAAGTATTATTATTTAATATAATTATTTATATATTTATATATATAATTATGTCTGATAAAACTAATTCAACTATAAATCTAGTTAAAGATAAATTTTCTAAAACTGTAAAAACATTAACAAATTTAGATAGAAATAAAAAAATTCAATTTATTATTATTATTATAATTGTTTGTCTTTTACTAACAATATTTTTTTACATATATTCTAAAGTAAATTTATTAAAAAGAAATTGCAAGAATTTAAAAAAAATTTATGATTCTACACCATCTCTTTCTCCTATTCCTTCAGATACTAAATATTTATTAAGAGACTTTTATATTAAAACTGCATATAATGCTTGTGCAACTGGACAATTTAAAAATGATTATGTTGGCCTTTGTGCTCTAAAAACATGTATAAATCAAGGGGCTAGATGTTTAGATTTTGAAATTTATTCCGTGAATAATAAACCTGTAGTAGCAGTTTCTTCAATAAAAGATTTTACACTTAAAGAATCTTTTAATAGTTTGCCAACAGCAAAAGTATTTCAAATGATTAATAATCTTGCCTTTTCAGGATCTAACTGTCCAAATCCGAAAGATCCTTTAATTTTACATTTTAGAATTTTAAGTAAAAATGTTCCTATTTATAATATATTAGCAAATGAAATTTCAACTTATTTAAATGATAGAATTTTGGGAGTTGATTATAGCTATGAAAATAATGGTCATAATTTAGGAGCTGTACCAATTAAAAAATTTTTAGGAAAAATTATTATAATTGTGGATGGTTCTAATCCATTATTTAGAAAAACTAAATTAGATGAATATGTTAATATGTGTAGCGGATCACCAGTTATGAGAATTATGCATTATGGTAATCTAAAACATACACAAGACCTAACTTTAAAGAATTTTAATAAACAACATATGTCTATTGTTTTACCAGATTGGAGTAATTATGATAGTAATCCCAATTTTAATATAGCCAGACAATATGGTTGTCAATTAATTGGTATGTCATTTCAAAATTATGATAGTAATTTAGAACATTATAATGCATTTTTTGATGGAGAGAGAACCGCTTTTGTTTTAAAACCAGATAAACTTAGGTATGTACCTGTTAAGGTTACTGTTCCAGATCCACCTCCTGCTTCATATTCATATCAAAATAGAGCAGTAACTAGTGATTATTATAATTACACAATTTAAATTTTTTTAAATTATAGGATATTTATAAAAATTTAATTAAAAAAATATCTTATAATTTATATGAAAATTTCTATTTTGGGAAAGGGAAAAGAAAAGGACTCTCCCAAAACTCCAATTTTATTAGATTATGCTTCTTTTTTACATTTTTTTTCAGGAATATTTGGTTATATTTTTTTTAACCAGTTTTTAAAATATTCACTCTTAATAAGCTTTATATTATTTAATATTGTTCATTTAATTTATGAAATAAAAGATTACTATTTTTCTTATATTAAAAAATATAAAAAACGACCAAAATATTCTTATAATATTTTTGAATTAGGATATCACTCTAATAATAGTTATCAAAATTCAATTGCTGATCAATTTATAGGATGTATTGGATTTATTGTAGGTATTTTATTAAAAAAAATATATAAGAAAGCTTTATCCTTTAACCTTTAATCTTTAATTTAACATTATTTTCTAATTAATATATAATGTTAAATAAATCTATAAATTCTCAAAACTTATCTAAAGAATTAGAAATTTTAAGAGAAGCAATTAATGTTGCGGAAAATAAAAAGAAGAATCTAATTAAATCTCCTATTATAAAAAAAATAATTGATATATTAGAAAGTTTTCTTAAATCTAAAAAATTAGTTTGTTATGGAGGAACTGCTATCAATAATATATTGCCTGAATCTGACCAATTTTATGATAAATCTATAGATATACCAGATTATGATTTCTTCTCACCAAATGCATTAAATGATGCAAAAGAATTAGCAGATATTTATTATAAAAAAGGATTTGATGAAGTTGAAGCAAAAGCTGGAGTACATATGGGAACATATAAAGTTTTTGTTAATTTTATACCAATTGCTGATATTACACAAATGACACCAGATATTTATGATAATTTAAAAAAAACAACAATTGTTAAAAAAGGAATTCATTATGCTCCACCTGATTATTTAAGAATGTCAGCTTATCTAGAATTATCTAGACCTGATGGAGATGTTTCAAGATGGGAAAAAGTTTATAAACGACTTTTATTACTTAATAAAAACTATCCTATAGATGAAAAAAAATGTACAGTAAAAGAGTTTATCGGAAAATTTAATAAAAAAATACCACAACAAAATTCTATAAATTCTATAGTTTTAAATATAATTATTAATCAAAAATTAGTAATATTTGGAGCTTATGCTCTTTATAATTATAGCAATGCTAAGGAATCTGAAAAAAAATTATTATTAAAAACACCTAATTTTGATGTTCTAGCGGAAGAACCACTTAAAATAACTAATCTAATAAAAGAATCATTAACTAAAAATAAATGGGAGACTTATTATAAAGATCATCGATTAGCTGGTGATGTAACGTCTTCAAAACCTAGATTACTTAGTTATATTGTATCTATATCATCAATTATAGGTGCATCTGCTGGTATATATATAGGATATCGTTTACAATAATTTATTTTATATAAATTTTCCTGAGTATTTTTAAGGATTTCCTTAAAAATAGTCTAATAAAAACTTATCTGCGCCAATTAATTTTTTGAAAATCTTCATAAGATAATCTATTTAATTTTTTATGTTCATAGTATTCTTTTTCATATTTTTC